GGAGTTATAAAACAATGTTAAAAATGAAAGCCTTATATGTGAATTACAATGATGAAACTTTTGCAGAATTAACTCACGGGCAAGCGCTTGATTTACTCTTTGGAGTGGATAGCGCTGAAATCTACGGAGACCATGTAAGTCAGATTGTTGACTTAGGAGATGAGCGCAAGCTTGAATTGTACAGAAACAATGAGTTTGTTCCATTTGCTGAATATTTTGAACGAGTTAAAACACTTTCTGAATTATATACAAACATTTCAGATTGGTTTGAAGAAGTTGAGTAAAGGAGTTAGAAAATGATAGCACAATTTCAAATTATTCTTGAGGGGGTAACACCCCTTAAGATTCAATGTATAGATAAGTTTCCAGACGAAAAGCTAGAAGAAGAAAAAGAATTATATAGAAATCGTGGATATAAAGAAATCCATGAGAACTATTTTAAAAATGAGCGATTAAATACGCTTGTTATATTTGAGGACGTGAAAAAACTTAAATTTTCAAAATACAAACATTTTTGTCTAAAATCAGCTTTTGAAAGATATGTACAAGGAAGGGAAGGCTATTAAATGGATAAGGCTCAACTACAACAGATAGAAAAAGCTAGAAAGATAGTCAAGCAATACCATTTTGACGGCTTTCCAGTCATTTCTCTTGATTATGCTATTAGTCGCTTAACACCTATATTTGAGGATATAGAAGGCTTTGAGCCTACTCATTATGATTTGTATGATGTAGACATACATCATCAAAGAGACGGCTCTACGGCTTATAAAGGTATATTAAGGGTTACATATTTATCAGTAGAAAGGGATTTATATATTTTTAGGTACTAACTTATGAAACAATCATACAACAAATTAAATAAAAAAGGGCGCTTCTGGTTCTGGTGGTTCGCTTCTTGTAACTTGGTTATACTTGCTTTTCTAGTGATTCTATCACTATTGACTTATAACCTGTTTAAGCAACAGAAACAGATTGAGCAACAACAAAGCACCATCACCAAGCTAAAGCGAGAAAACGATAGCAACACGGCTTCTATTTTGCGCCTAGTGTCTTATTTAGAGAATGTAGGGGGTTAATACCATGGAAGAAAATACACGCTTAGAAGAGCAAGAAAAGCGCTTACAATATGAAACAGAATTGCGCCTATTATCAGATAGTTTACTTTCATTATCAGCTAAAAGCGTGAGGGGTTTAATTACGATTGATGAAATTATTTTACATTCATTTGAACGGTATTTAATAGCGCTTTCACAATTTATTAAAGCATACCCAGACGGCTTAGAAAAAGCTAGACTAGTTCAGCAACTTATCAGCTTACATCACTCTTTTTCTCTATCTGGGTATGAAAAACATATCAGCAATCAAAAGCAACTAGAAAATCACTATTTACAGAAATATAATCAAGTGAATAGCGTCCTATCTGCTCTTTGTTCTCTTGCTTTGGACAATCCGGATGATGACGCTTACAAAATCATTTCAGAATATAAAAAAGGCTAGTAGAATGAATCTACTAGCTTTTTCTGTTATGCTACGGTTATAAGTCCGTCTGGTTCTTTTGTAAATGATGGGTTATCTGCAAGCTCTCCGTTTGCGTTCATGAAATACCAACCTTTACCGCTCTTAATGAATTCATTAGAAATCATGTTACCACGCTCATTTGTCATATAGTACCAGTTGTTTTTGTATTTAACCCAACCAGTAACCATTGCGCCTGAATCGTCCATATAGTACCATTCTGAGCCTACTAGCACCCAACCAGTAGCCATTGCGCCGTTATCCTTGAGATAGTACCATTTATCTTTATATAACACCCATTGAGACGTTAAGCAATAGCCCTTGCTGTCAAAGTAGTACCATACATCAGCGATTTTTTCCCATTTATTATAGGGGAAAGAGCCGTTTGCACGTCTAAACCACCAGCCCGTACTGTCTTTTTTCCACGTTCCAGCGGTTTTTGGCTCTTTCTCTGGTTCATCATCAAGCAACACAATATTTTTATCAAATGGATTGCTTGAATATTGCCACCAGCGAATGCCGTCCATACTTGGAAAGTATTCAAAATCAGCGTTTCCATCGTTTAAGCCATACCCAGCAATCCAAAGGCTATTTGGGAATTGCTCAAGAATTTGCTGATAGTCGATATTATTGAGCGTGAAAGGTTTGTAACTATAATAAATAGGTTTATATCCAGCGTCAGCAAGAATCTGCATAAAGCGTAAACAAGCATTAGTATTGGCTTCTTTGTCTCCGCTTGCGTGGTCTTCATAGTCAAGCACCAAGTAAGGGACTTGAGTAGGTACGTTGTCAAGGAAATATCTTGCTTCTCTTTCTGCTTCTTCTACATCTCCACCGAACCAAGCAAAATGATAAAATCCAACTGGTGTAGACTGTTCAATTTGAGCGCTTAAACATGGATTGATGTAGCTTGTGCTTTCTGAAATTTTGATGATGGTGTTAGTTGTTCCCATCGTCTCCAAAAGCCCTGAAATATCGTACCCGTTATGACTAGATACATCTATAAATAAATCATTCTTTTTCATCTTGTTTTGCTCCTTTAAAATCTTCTAGCAATTCTTTTCCAGAATCAAGTTGGGCTGTATATTTTTGTAACTCAGCTTGTACCCTTGCTGTCATAAATTTTGGAATAAATACACCCATTACAGCTAGATTTTCCATGATTGATAGGGCATAGTATAGATTGATAATAATGAGTAGAATCTGACCTACTGCCATTGCGTGAATGTAGGTCAAGAAAACGGCTACAAAGTAGTAAAAAATAAATGTAAGGGTGTGTTTGATAACACCTTTTAGCCCTGTCCAGCTATCGGTAACTTTCCACTTCCAAGCCTTGAGAAAACCCGTGATAAAATCAAACAGAATCAAGATAAATAGAAAAGTGATATAGTCACCTTTTGCAACGTCTAACATAATATTATATAACATGATTGATAACCTCTAAAAATTTGTTTTTTGTTTCTAAATCCTCATATATGAGCATATTTTTTAGATAAAGACTTCTCAAAGTCTTACCTAGAGCGCTTGACTTGTTCAAGTAAACAAACCCGTCTTCTACCTGTTCCACTTCCAGACAATAGGCTGTTAGGTTCTTATCGTAACCCTTGGCAATATATACCATGTTGTCAATGTAGTACCCTGTCAAGAAAGTACCATCACAATAGAAGCTATAAAGCCGTGATTTTAAGCCCTTAATTTTAGCTATGTTCTTGTCATTCTTTATCTGAAATTCATTGTTTGCAACACTTTCATAAATGCTTGACTTGCTCAAGAGTTTAAAGAATCCGCTTTCTTTTTCTTCCTCTGTTTGAAAGGCTGAATGGGGAGGGAATTCTATAAGCGTTGCATATTGTTTCATGTTGTAGAAGCGCTTTCCGCTATCGTCATAAAACTTCAGAAAGGCAAAATAGGGGTTGTTGAAATTACTTGCATTTGATAGTAAATAGGCATGGCAACCGTCTCGCCGTCTGAATACTGAGAAAATAAAGTTTAGTAGAGCTTCTACCTCGTTATCAAGATAACGTTTTTTACTGGTAACATCGATTAAAACTTCATCGTATAGAATACTCATAACCTCGTCATACTCTGACCCTTTCAAGTCAACCCAAGTAGAAAGGCTCTTGAGATAACAAACTATTTTACCGTTTAAAATTATCTTAGTAGAAGACAAGACAAGGATATTTTCTTCATCTTCCATGTTGTCAGCTCTGAAAATAATTTTAGTATGAATCTTGCTGGCATCACTGTCAATCACTTCAAAATTAGTAAAAACCTGTTTTAACAATTCAGTAGTAAAAAATTTGTCCTTGTCTATCCTGTCTAGCTCTGACTTATTCCGTCTTAAATAGATAAATTGTTCCCCTTTGTCTATAAAGCGCTTGAGCAGATACTTTTTTAGTGCAAAGGTCTTACCAATTCCACGCCCACCTATAACAAAGTTTAGATACTGGTTATAGCTTAGCATTTTTTGTGGATTGTACCATTTTTCTTCTTGTTCGATAGAAAATCACTCCTTTCTATTTCATTATATCATACTTTTAAAAATTCGGATTGTTTTTCTTGATGTCAAATAAAATCTTATCGTCTTTATTCGCTGAATAGTTCCAGATTCTAACACCAGATTGAAAAATAGCCTGAATTGCGTTCATGTGAGATTGATTCGCTCTTAGGTTTCCAAGGTTAACGTTAATCATCTTGATGTAGTTAAATCGCTTTCTGGCTTTCATAACGCTTAAAGCATTATTAGAAAAGATATTGACAAGCACCCCATAGCATTTTATGTACTCGTTTGCTCTCCCTAAAATTTCTTTTTGAGCTATTGATACTTTCCAATAGACATCTGTCAATAGATGTCCACTTTGGAAAGATAAGTCATTCCCAATCTGTTGGACGCTGATAGGCTGATTTTGTAAGTCTGCCATGCTAGCGTTATAAGCTCTGATTGATTGGTCTAGGGCTATTTTTGCTTTCATGTTATTAAGGGCATTTGATTGAGATTTCAAAGCGTTGTTTGTATCCGTAAACCCTTGCTCTACTAGTTTATTATTGTATTCACGGTTAGCATTGAAAACTTTCATACCACCAGAAGCCAAACCACTTAGAGCGCCCCCTAGATTACCTTGTAGTAAGTTCCCAGCGACATTTAAAACCCCACTAGCTCCCTCAGTCCATTGATTGATGTTAGCTGTATCTACGGCATATTGTGCATTGTAGCTAGCTTGTGAGTTAGCGGTTGCTACTTGTTTATTTGATAAATCCACGCTTTGTTTAAGCATTTCCCGGTTCTCTTTAAAGGTCAGTTGAGTATGCTCCATTTGGTTCTTATGGGTCTGAATGTAACTAGCTTCAGCGTCATTTAAAATAGCGATGTTTTTCCCTGTCACGTCATTAAGCCCATACTTAAAATGTTCAGGGTTGTATTCTGTCCATGTTTTCGTATCAATATTTTCTAAAATATTCTTATCCGCATAGCTTAGGTTGTTAGCGTTGTTATACTCTAAAAAGTTAATGTGTACTTGGTTATTATCTCCAAGGCTACCATTCACAATGACTTTATACTTGTGACCCGTGTCAAGGGTTCTAGGTAGGTACTGCGGTTGATAAACGTAGCTGTTCCCGTAAATATCGTACAATTCCACTTCAGTAAATTCACTATTTAACAACTGTACTTCTATTTCTAGGTCAGATTTTCCAGTGTAAGCTCGTAAGCTGTCTTGTATCTGGTTGTAGGCAATTTCTAACAAGTTAGGGATTTCATAAATGTTGGGGCGATAGTCAAAGAATCCGTTAACTTCTATTAGAAGGGCTTCCACGTCAAAGGCTGTTTTGGTGTAGTCTCCGTTTCCTAGTTGCCTATCTCCAGTGTTCCCCGTGATTTCTCCGATGTCTCCACCAGCTACCACTTCAGGAGGGTAGATAATGCTTTCAATGTTATCCACCGTGTCAATACCTGTTCTTTCAGTGGTGTAACCGCTCCAAGCGTAGTTTTGCTCAATAACATCATAGCTTGAACCGTTAACAGCTGAAATAACGGCTGTATGCCCCCAGATATTGCTACTAGTTGGTTTATAGTTTACGATACATCCAACCCTTAAATCAGAGAAAGAAGGGTCAAAACGTACCTTCCAGCCCACGGCGTCCCAGTTATAATCTCCACCAATATTACTGGCACTCATTCCCCTTTGTGTATCGCTTCCACTGGCTTGGCGCCCATTTCCGTCAGGGTTCGGGGTGTTAATACCTCCCCCGATGTTACACCCACCCAAAAGCTGAGAATATAAAGCGACTAGCCCGTAGCACTGCCCAGAGCCTATGCTAGTCCCTACCCTTGATTTAATTTCATTAAGGGCTTTTAGTGTTTGTGTTGCTTCAGTCATAATTTATACCTTTCCTAACTCATCTTGAACCGTTGAAAGCCATGCATTCGCTTGCTCAATTCGTTCAGCTTCCTTGTATTCTACACCTTCCCAGTTGTTCATAAAATCGCTTGCATTTGCGCTTGCGCTTGCCGATGAACTAGCTACACGTTTAAAAGTGTCAGCTCTACTTTCTTCATTCATAAAGTTAAATTGTAGGTTAAAGTCCCAAACAGACTGTCCTTTCTCTTTTGCGTAGGCGATAAGGGCTTCACATCTTGGACCTGTCCATTGTCCAATTCCCATACCTATCCAGTGCTGACCGTCTGACCCTCTATACCCAGCTTCATTTAGTGATATAGTGTACAATCCAGCAAAAGCGCTCCAGCTTCCGACAAGATTTTCAGCCGTTGGAAGGGTTGCCATCTTGTCATACTCGTACCCTGTCGCATAGTCAGCCTCATATTTCTTAGCCGTAACATTGCTTTCAGCTGAAAAATTCCCGATAATTCCAGCAATCCCTGTTGCTGTTGCGTCTGGTACTAGCTTCTTAATAATTCGGGTTACTAGTCTAACTCTGCTTTCTTCGGTTGAGATGTCCCCAGTCTCGGACGTGCTAGAACTTCCACCGCTTGAGCTTGTAGATGGTCTATAATTCCGTTGATTTTTGCGCCCAATTTCTGCCACTTCCCCGTTGATATTTGACAAGATTTCTATATAGGTTTTATCTCCTACCGTTGTTTCTTTGTACTTAACCCCGATGTCACGGCTTAGATACATATTGACAATCTGATTCACTGTACTTGCACCCGTGCTACTACTTTGAGTTAAGCCAAACAAATGCTTGTAAAGGTTTTCAAGTGCAAAACTATCATATTTTTTACCCCGAAGGATAAAAGGTTTAGACGCTCCTTTTCTCAAACTTACAGGGATAAAAAAGTATTTAAAGGTTTTTTGCATACCTGAGAAAGTCATATTGACGGGTCTATTGGCTTTGGTTGTCATTTTGATAGTAGGCTTAGCAACGACTACAAGCCACTCTGTATCTATTCCAACTTCTCCGGCTCTCGTTGCGTATTTAGTACCCACGGAAAATCCTTGCTGACTGTCTCTTAGCGCCCATAACTCATTAGGCATGGTTTGCTGTTCTACTTGCCCGATTACATTTAGCGCCTTTAGTTCGTGCTGGTAGGTGTTCCAAACGTCCACCTCATAAATAATACGGGTTGCGTCTTCATTAACGTATAGTACATCAAAGACAAAAGCGTAATAAGTCCGCCCGTTGTTAATAAATCGCATATAAGTTACATTTTCATATTTTTCCACCCGTCCAGATACTACTATAGAGCCGTTTCTTTGGGTATATTGAAATTTGTCATACTCGTACACAATTTCTATATGAGGGTTCTTCTTTGTAAAAAAACCCTCCATAGCGTCCCTTGTCTCAAAATTTATGACATTAGCATAATCATTCTTAAAAGGGCTTTTTGCATACAGCCATATTTTAGTTGATTCCTTCATTTATTACTCCTTTAAAAATAGGAGGGCTGAAACCCTCCCTTACTGCTGACCTATCTGACCTTGCCCCAGCCATTGCCCAGATTTTCTGATTTTATGGGGAGCGCTTACGGCTTTTCCGACTGCGTTTGTAGGTTGTCCGCTCACGTCTTGCCAACCGCTTTTGCGCTGTTTGAAGAAACCGCTTTGACGGTTCAAGGTCTTAAAGATTCCGCTCTTACGGATAGCCCAAGGCTTAATCGCTTTTTTAAAATTATTATATAGGAAGATTCCCACATAAAAGTTGTTATTGTCAAACTCACCGTTTGGATAGGTAACGTTAATATTTAAAGCGCTAGCACTAGAGCGTTCTTCGGGTGCAACTGTGACCGTAAATTCTTGAACTGCTTCATCATTCTTAATCACTTCATCGGTTGTATAACCGTTAAAGCTCCAGACTGTCCGACCGTTTACTTTAATATCGTAGTCAACCCGATAACCACCATTTGAACTTACCCGTTTACTCCACCAGAAAAGAGCTTTTACTCTGATTTTTGCTGTAATGGAATTATCGGGGTTTGTTCGTTCTTCAATGACTTCCACGGATTGACCCCAAAAGCGCATAGAAGCCCAGATTGACGGGTCACGATGTCCATATTGGATATAGGTTGTATTTCCGTTTGTCATGTACCCGTAATCTGTATCAGCGTTTGAGAATTGCCAAGCGTTGGCATAGGCTTCCGTCCAAGCTGGTACACCAGTCCCAAAATTTTCTATTTTAGCGTTGGTACTGGTTGAAAATTTTAACTCTAAAGCCATTAAATACCTCCTGAAAGGTCGTTTTCTGTACTTCCGTTGTTTGTCCTGATAAAGCTGTTGCCGTCTGGTGTACCGCCAAAGATATTGATATTACCTGTTGCGATGTTGCGACCTTCTTTAAAGTTTCCTTTAAGTCCACCAGCCCAAGCTCCTGATTTTTCAAGATTTGAAATCAGTTTTGTTAACGTATCTTTTAAATCGTTGTTTTTGGTTGCTTGGTCTTGGATTTGTCTTTGTAGGTCTTCTTTATCTCGTTGTCTTGCTTCTTTTTCTTGTTCCAACTTTTCTTTTAAGTTGTTGATTTCACGGATTCTGTCTTGTTTTTCTGTTTCAAGTTTTTCATTGATTCGATTTTCAAGCTCTCGTAAATCTCGCTCAATCTTTTCTTTTAAGTTTCTGATTTGTTCATCAATATATGGCTTGATAACTCGTTCATAATACTTGTCAGCCTTACCAGTGAACCATCTATCAGCTTCAGCGCTTTCCATGTAGCGTTTAATCAAAAGCGGTACAAGATTTTCTAGTAGTTCGGTAAGAGCGTTTTTAAAATCTTCAAATTCACTCTCAAGGGCTACAAAGTCATCAAGCAACTGTTTAAAGGCACGCTGCAACCATGCTAAAAGCTCGTAAATTGAGTTAGCATTATCAAAGCTGGTAGGAATGGAAGGGATAAGCCCCCACCGTTCCACCCAGTAAGAAGAATAGCGCCCTCGATAGTTTCGGAAAAACTCGTCATGAAATTCTTCTGGTGTCATATTTTAACCCTTTCTTATAAGTGGTCATATTTATCTTCTAGCGGTTGTGCAGTGTTTCCAGTTGTAATATGTGAATCATAAGTACCCTCTAAAGTATTAAGTTCAATAGTAGGTTCTTCATATAAATCACCAAAAACTATACTTTTTACAATTAAATTTGAAACAGTCTTTTTAAAATACATATTTAATAAAACGTTTTCTCTTGAAATATCATAATAAGTATAAATACCTTGTTCAACGTTTCTAAACTCGTAAGTACCCGTAGGTGCTGATAAGGTTACAACTGATTCTGTATTATCAGTGTTTATACAAATAATAGTGATATATGCTACTGTGTCATCTGGTCTTATTGGAAGATGTAAAATAGCATTGTTAATATTATCTACTTTATCAATAATAAATTTTTGTGGAAGCATAGCTACTAATTCAGTTTTTACCGCTTTTGTTTTTGTGTCCACTAGCTCCTTAACCTTGCTGTCATTAAGTGTTAGCGTATCGCCTGACTTGTCAACTTTTACCAACTCTCCACCGTTTAATGTGATAGAGCTAGGGCTAGGGTTAGTGGTTGCATCTGTACCGCTTCCAAGCTCTTTTTTAAGAGCTTCAGCTTTGGTGTCAATTAACTCTTTTACTTTTGTATCATTAAGGGTCAACCCTTCAGCCGTTTTGTCAACGGTTACAAGTTCCCCACCAGAAAGTGGAAAGTGTGTAAGGTCTTGGCTTACTGTTGCCGTTTTGGTTTGGTTTGGCGCCGTTCCTGTGGTTGTATGAGCAATTTCAAGATAAGGGACGGCTGACGCAACTTCATTCACTTTGTCCTTGTCAGCGTTCAAAATAAGGCTTGTATCTCCCTTGTTATCCTGTTTTAAATCAGCAAGTGATTCCTTGCCTTCAATGGTTAGGCTCTCAACTCCTTGATGTCGTTGAAATTTAATGAGGGAGTGAATTCCTTGAACTTTTTTAGTTGTTTTTGCCATTTGTTTTCTCCTTGTTGGTTGTATTTTCAATTTTAATTGATTTTGGATAAAGTTCTTTCAAGGCTTCCAAGTATTCTAGAAAGCGTAAAAGTAAAATATCTTTACGCCCTAACTTTTTCTTGTTAGCAATTAAAAGTGTGTAGCCGTTATGCTTCTTGTATTTCTCTAACTGGTCTTTAAACGTTAAATAGATACAATCACAAACAGTTGAAACACGGGCGCAAGACTGGTCTGTGTCGTCTCCATGCCCCATGACTTCAATGTTTAGTGTGTCCTCTGTCTCGGACAAGTTAATAATTATCATAGGTGTTCATGCCCTCTTTCTGCTGTCATGATGGTTCTCTGTACTCCTTTTCTATCGTTTGTAACATGGACATCAAAGGTTGCCCAATCATCAAGAAATTGCTGACCGTTAATAGTAATACGTCCATCTTTAAATCCTGATAGCGCCATCTGGTAGTTAGGAGTAACAATAACCCCATTGTCCCAATGGGTCAGCTCGTTCACTAGTGGAATCCGTGAGAAATAGTTATTATCATCTATCACTCGCCCAAAGCCTTTGAGCTTGCTCTTACTGTTTAACTTTTCAAAGCTATAATAAGCGCCTACAATCTTAAAACGGATATATAGAAGGGCTTTAGTAGATAGTAAAGGCTTGTAGCTCTTTCTTATCGTCCAGAAGGTTTCATCTTCAATACTTTCAAAATGATAGCTGATAGGCTTTAGCTTTAGCCACAACTTGGACAAGTCGCCTAGTCGCTTACTTGCTGACTTGATATAGTATAAACCATCTTCAGCATAGACAAAATCCTGAAAATTAAATAGCGTGATTTCTTCTAACATATTATCATATTTTAATATTTTAGCATTTGATAAATCTTTCATCTATACACCTTTCTAAAAGACTTGTAAAAACAGTTTATCGCAAATATTGAAAATCTGAAATTGAATGTCTTTCAATTCTGCGTTATTCTGTAAGCGCTCAGCAAGGCTTGAACCACTCCAGCCTGAGACGTTGCTTTTTGTATCAGCGTTGTTTTTTTGGTGGTTTTCTACCAAGTTGTCAGCGTATTCAATCACTCCGTAGCGCTCAGTAAATACAATTTCTTTACGCTCCTGTGGTGTGGTGTTGGCTATCTGTAAGGCTTGCCCGTCTGCTTTCTGGTTGCCGACTGTATCAATGTTCATGGATTGGTTTAATTCCTTGATAGCCTTGTTTCTGATTTCTGCAAGATACTTGAATAGATTGAAACACTCATTGTTTAGCACGTCTTCCAGTGCTACCTGAAAGCGTGCAAAAGTTTCAAGACCTATCTCCCTGTTGTAAAAGTGCTTGCAAAATTCTTTCTTGAAATTTTCTGAAACACCGTCTACTAGGTGCATATCCTTGAAAAGCTCGTTATAAGTATCATCTATAATGATATTATAATGAAGAAAATCGCCGTTTTCATCGACTGCCAACCCGTCCAATTTCCCTGTTATAGGGTTTCTGTATCGAGATTTTAGAAAGGTTGCAATGGTTGCTGTGGTGTTATTCTGGGTCAAAGACTGCACCCCCTTGCTCTGCGATGTCTAGCGCTACCTTGTCAAGGTTAAATTGCTGAATGGTTTCAGCTGGCTTGACGGATATTTCTAACCCGTAACATTTATTGATAAGGTCAACCGCTTTTCTGCGTGACTTCCAGCCTACTTCAATATTCGCTGAGATAACCCCATTATTAGAAATCGCTTCAGATACTACTAGACGCTCTTTCTTATCCGATGGGTTGTTATTGATACCGATAAAGGTTAATAACTGGTTCATAACCCTTAACTTTTCATCGTGTAGCTTATCCAGTAGAAAAGGTGCGTCCGTCCTGAATACTTGGATATAGTCCGATAATTGCTTAAAGCTATCCTGTCCATCTTGGTCTTTCTGTTTATTCAGATAAACCACGGGTTCAAAGTTAGCAATCTTATTAAAGATATTTTTCATAGATAACACGCTATTATTGTCTACAAAGATAAAATAGGGAGTTATCTGAGCGTTTCTATTTAATTGAATAGTCAGCTCAATATCAGCCAATTTCTCACAAAATAACTCAAGATAGCCAATGTAAGGCTCATAAAAATTATTGTTAGGAATCACAATGCAAGGTTTTTTGATTTTATCGGGGTTGTCCTTGTGTAAGGTTTCAATCACGTTAAAATCATTTTCTGTATAGGCTATCTCCATCTGTTTGAAATAGTTCATACTAGAAACGTTAACTGGTTGATAGCTTAAGGGCTGGTCGTAGTGATTCAAACGCTCGCCCCTTGTTCCACCTTGAGCAATAAAGCCAAATGTGTCATCATGAAAAAATGAGACGTGACCGTTTTCAATCAACTTTCTTTCTATGAAAAGCTCGTCAATATCATTTGGCAAGCCTTCCCATGTGAAATAGTTAACCACAATATTATAGAAATAATTAAAATAAAACTCAAAGAAGGCTAGACGGTTACGCTCTACGGTTTCTTTATTCAGCTCAATCTTTCCAAGATGTCGCTTGTAATTTTTATAGCTCATTTAGTCCCCTTTCATATTAGAAAAAAGGCGGGCTATTGCCCGCCCTCGGTCAGTCTTTAAACTTCCTCTGTGTACCAGAAATGGATATTTTCAAATAGTGAAAGGCTAGTCAAGTAGTGATGATGGTAGAAATAGTTGTAAGTCATGTTGCGAGGGTTTCGGATTGATTCCATGTGAACCAATTTATCCTTGTTAATGATAGATTTAGCTGAAATCAAGAAAGCAACTGGCTTACGTCCATTATTTGCACCAGCACCTGTGAATTTTTCAAAATCATCAACCACAATAGTACGAGCCAAAACGCTTGCTTTGTCCATGTTGAAAGCGTTAGCAAGCAACATATCAAGATGTGTTGAAAATTCTGCTGAAATAACTAGGTACTGGTCTTCAATAGCCGTCATGTTCGGTACACCAACAGGGTTGTTAAATTGTGTACGGCTTGGAATTGTAAAGCGTTTAGATTGGTTGATGAGTGACTGGTTAAAATCTACCACAAAATCAGATTTGCTTTCGTCAATTTTAGTACCAGCAACTGTAATAGTCTTAGCTGTACCTTTCAAGTCAGTGTAAGCAACTTCAGCAAGTGATTTCTCAAGTACACCCTTGATTGCTTGGTACTCGTCAAGTGTATCTGATGACAAAAGAGATGTAAACATCTTATCTACAAATTCATCAAAAGCCATGTCAGAAACAAAAGCCTTCTGAATCCAAGCACGTTCAAAAGTGCGCTCATAATAGTTTTCATTGTTCAAAGTGTGGTAAAAGACTTCAATGTTAGTATCTGCAAATTTGAACGGGCTTACATCTGACTTAGCGTCATAGGTTTTCTTTTCAGCTGGGTGTACATAGATTTCTTGCAATGTGTCCCCGAACTCAAAAGTCTCAGACTTGAAAATAGCAAGCGGATTCTCATAAGTGAGAGCCTTGATAACGGTTGAACCAATACGATTGACAAGCGCTTTGAAAAACTCATTTGCGTGCTTTTCAAAATCCTGATACGGTACGGTTGCGTGGTTGATTCGTGCGCCTTCAAGTACAGGAATGTCAGCCTGATAGTCAGCACTTGCACGGGTGCGGATAGAGTTCAATAGGTCAATGTTTGAGATTTGTTTACCCGTTTGACCTGATAAAAACGTAGTGATTTTATTAGCCATTCTATTCTTCTCCTTCTTCTACCACGTTATCGTGGTTGATGTTCATTTCTACGCCCTCGACTTCAGTAGCTGGGGCTTGCGCTGGGTAGTTTGGCACTTCTTGCGCTGGTGTGTCAGCTGGCATAGTTGCTGGCGGTGTAACTTCTGCGACTGTTTCTGGTTCATCTTTTAACGCTTCTAGCGTGTTGTTTGGATACCAGTTAATTTGTTTAGAAAACTGTTTCATTTTCTTTTTCCTTTCTATTAAATAACAGCATTGATTGCTGAGACTACGCTCATGTCTTCATTAGCCTTTTTCATGATTTCATCTTGTGCGCCTAAACGACGGTATAGTTCATTATTAGCTGAACGTAATTCGCCATTTTTATGATTCAAGCGCTCGACGTCTTCATTCAAGACTGAAATAGACAAGTCAACTTCGCCCACAAATTCCTTGATGTCCATCAAGTCCGTTGTTAGGCTTTCAATCTCTTCATCGTTACCGATTTTAGAGATAGCATTGTTTAGAATTTCTAAACATTCTTGTGAGGTCATAGCCCTCTCCTTTCAATTTTTAAACAAAGTATATCATACTTGACAAAATAAATCAAGTATGATATAGTAAAATTTGTAAGGCTTTTCAAGGTTTAACTAGTGCTGGCAAGATGGTTACACCTCAAGGGGTGCTTGCTAGTGCAAGTCATTCTAACCAACTGACTTTTTAACCCATGAAAAACGCTTTATAATTGGCGCTTTCCTTTTGGAAGGCGCTTTTTATTTTCCAAACAATCCAGCAAATGGGTTGACTGGTTGCACTTCTTCAAGTGTTAGCACGTCTTCCATCATGAGAGCATTCAAGCGGAAAAAGTCGTTTCCGTTGTCTCCACCCTCTACAAACATAATAGCAACGTGTACAGGAATTTCTGTTTTGTAGTTAGGGGTCTTTTTAACTGTGATTTCTCCTGTCTCTGGGTTCACATCTTCATAAGATACGCCAAAGTTCACTTCCTCAAAGTCTGTTTCACTTGTGAAGATTTTCACATTTTCAGTAGCTTTCACAATAAAGTAAGGTTTTGCGTCTGGGTCTTTTTCTGTGTCTGGTGTGTAGAGCTGAAGCCCAAAGTCTGTCAACTTTTTAGCGTCTTCTTCAGTTGCTGGGACAAGGTAGACCGCTTTAGTAGCTTTCTTTTGCTTGTATTTTCCATCAGATTTGTTTGATGTTGCTGTAATAGTAGCTAGTGCTACAACTGTGTCAAAGTTTTCATGTTTTGCTTGTTTTTTAGCCATTTGTTTATTCTCCATTTGTTGATTTTAAAAATTTAAGTGGTGCGATAATTGTATTAAGATTTTCTAAATCGTTTTCACGTTTTTTTGATTTCTCGTAACAATCGTAAAGAGAATTAGAAGATAATTCAAAGATTTTATTTTCTTCTAAATAGGTGCATAGGTTGTAAAAAGCATTGATTGAAATTTTATCAAATTCTTTTGAAACAAATTGATAAAGCCCCATGATGTAGTTAAAATCTTCGTAAGCATAATTAGCTTTTAAAAACGATTTTAAAAAGATGATGTTTTTAGGTGCATTGCTAGACTTTTGAAAGTAGTAACCCTTTTTATTCTTTACCTGTTGAGTTTGTAATAATTTTTTGAAAAAGGAACGATAAACCAAACATACAAAACCATCAAATAAGATAGTCTGATTCTCTGATTTTAAAGGTTGTTTCATAAATAAGAGTTCCCCCTTTTATCTGCTTACTGGCACGCTTGCCCTCAAATGTTGCACCTATGACAAAGTTTTCAAAGGTTATTTTTTCTTTGATTTCTGGGGTCATTCCAGCGCCCTTAACGTCTAGGTGTGTACTTCCGTCTTCTTGTATTAGTTCTTCTATGTAGAGCTTTGAGCGTAGATATTTTGCCTTTACGGCTCTACCCTCATGCGCCCACTTGCCGAACTCTGACGGGTCAATATCTAAAACCAGACTGTCAGAATGGAAAAGATGCAAGCTATCAGTATCAGCATATAGAAAATTATCATAATTTTCCTGTGCGTTTGAGATAATAAAGTGACGGGCAATAGATGTTACAAAAAGCGCCACGGGTGCGTAAACGGGTTGAACATCTTCCTCATCGTCATTTTTAAAGCGTAATACCCCTTTATCGTCCAGATAGGCTAGTTTCTTAACAGATATGATTTTAGCCCCAAACTTGCCATAAAGACTATTGAGCATGATTTTTGCTTTTTGCTTTTCGGCTGGGCTTTGAGCGTTTTCTTTCTTGTATCTGTAAGTTGTGATATAGTCATCAAATAAACCTGATTCTGTCTGAAATTCAAGAGTTTCAACGTACATGATGGAGCTGTCATAATGTTTTAGAAATAGGTCAAGGTCAAAGTTAGTCAAATATAAGTCTATACCCTCGTTTTTGGAGGTTGTTACATAGTCGCTAGTTCTGACCCCGATTCTTAAAGCGTCCAATTTGCGCTTAATTTGTATAGTAGGAAGGTAGCCACGCTTTAAATCAAAATCGGCTTTAATATGATAGATATAATAGTAGCCTTCTTTTATCTCTTTTGGTTTTCCCTTATAGCGTTTAGGTATTCCGACTGGTAAAGGATTTTGTAGCATGGTTGCTGGGTACATACTGTTGATGTCATAGATATCTATCAACTGTTTCAAGGTTCGCCCCTGTGTTTTAGGGTTTGCGAACGTCCAGCCCCCACGGTACGCTTTACGGCAAAAGTCGTCTACCTTTTCGTCTAGTATTGGGAAAAAGTCTCTAAACTTCCTTTTTGACTTTTTGAAAATCCGTTTAAACTCTGTTAGCGCTTCACTAGCTGATGTATATTTTGAGAAATTTTCTTCATAATACATGGCGTAGATACCACGGGCAAGAATTGCAACGTCTACATGGATGTAGTCAATCCATTCTGGTTTGATTTCATCTGGCTTTGACTTTAGAAGGGGTGTTGTCCCTTTAGCTATTGGCATTTTGAAAAGTCCAGCCATTGTCGCAATGGAAAAGTTAAGGATTTTTAGGGAGTCTCTAAAAGTTAGTGTAAAGTCTGGGAATTCTAAAGTTATAGAATACCATACCCCCATGTCATTGATAAAGTAAGTACATTCAATATCATTATTAAGAAAGAATGATAGCAAGAAAGAGCCGTCAAATTTTAGATTATGAAAGAAAATGATGAAATCATCTTCTCCTGTTTCTGTATAGGTCTTGTCTAGGTCAAGATAGAGCGCTTTTAGAAAGCCTTCAAGACTTATATTTACCTTAAATGTATCTAGCTTGTCATAGTCAATGACCTTTGCGAAACAAGATAGCCAAACCTCTGTTTCTTCCTCGTTTGTAGTTGTTTCAAAGTCGCCTGCGTAGTAGCAAGTCACTTCTTACCTCGTTTCTTTCGTCTGCGTGTGTCTGCCACAAATTGCTTAGAAAACTTGTCTACATTATCAAGGATTTCACGGGCTAAACTATCCTGAAATTCAAAAGCTGTGTCCTTACCGTCTGTGTCTACAAACACCATAACATTATCAAATGAAACCTTGTCAGAAGCTCCACCCGTAAGGAAAGCCCCAAAGTTGCTGGCACTCATTCTCCTTATGCGTGAAATCATTTGTTTAAAGGCTTTTTCTTGCGCCTTGTTACCTGATTCTCTGGTGTTGTAGTGCATTTCTTCCAGTGCTGATATATAACGCTCTTTAGCTTCTCTGTCACGTTGTGAGCGGTATTCTTTGACCTCTTTAGCTGAGTGAAAGCGGTTCAAGTCTGAGCGCTGAGAACTGCGAAAGCCTTGCGTAAGTTTTTCAGTTGAAAACTTATCGCCGTACCAAGCCTTAGCCTTTTTCACATAGTCACTAGTGTAGACATGGTTTCCGAAAACTTGCGTCCGTCCCTTGCCTTTTACCTCGTTGTAGGCTCGTTCTAGAGCCTTGTCACTCATTCCTGAAAAGTCCCACCGTCCACCCATAAAGGCTTTTATTTCTGCATTAGAAGCGCCCTGACGTTGTAAAGTTCTTTTCTTTCTTGTTAAGTAGTCCCGTTGTACCTTCCTTTGTTTTGGTGTTAAAGCCATTTACTTACACCCCTTCCGCTGGTTGTTCCTCTCCGTATTCTAGGGCGGTAGCAAATGGTATAAAAGCCGTAAGGCTCTTGTATTCATAGTCTACTACCTCAATAGTGAGATAGCCCTTAAAACGCTCCTCTAGATAACGTTGAATATAAGGAAGCTGTCTCCGTTGGTTGATTGTCACTGTTTCGGGTGTGATAGTCACGTTTCCATCTTCATTCTTATATAGATTAAAAGTTACCTGAGTTACATTGAAAGTACATTTAATAGGTGTATCAGTCAACTATATTTTTCTCCTTTCTTTAAATTTGCTTTTTACATTTAAGAAAATAAACAATATTTATTTTCTTATTTAAGTTTACCACAAACAAGAAAATAATGCAAGTGATAAACTTAATAAGAAAGTAAAAATTTTTACATTATTGTATCAACTTGTAAAACCTCATAATTATAATTAACCATATCAGATGATTTATACTTAGTTTTATTATAATTATAGATGAAAGTTTCTATTACATCTTGAGAACTTTCATCATCTTTTACTATAAAGGTTCTGTGAAAAACTGAACCATCAAAGCGTGTAAATCTAACAATTTCTCTTGTCTTCATTTTATTTCTCCTTATCAAGTGTTAAAAGAGTAAAAACAATAAATTTTAAACGATTAGCGCCCATATCTTCGCCCTTATACTGAGAAAGTGGATAAACAAAATCTGTTATAAATTTATCCGATAGCCCCAATCTTTCTGATAAAGATTGTAAAACTCTGATACTCATAACAATTAAATCTTCACTACAAATAGTAGAATACTCAGTAAATTTTTCAGGATGAAAAATCCATGATTTACTATTCAAGCCCTTTCTTATCATCTTATCAATGTTTTCTTCAGTTGCTTTTAAGAGTTCCATGTTTATTTTCTCCTTTGTTTTAACTGATTTAATTATATCATTTTCAAAAACCCTTGTCAAGTGTTTTGTGAAATATTTTTAATTTATTTTTAGAAATGTTTTTATCTCATTTCTTTATGATACTAGTATAGCATATACAAAAATTATTGTCAAGAGATTTTTGAAAATATTTTTAAATTATTTTTAAATCTTTTTACTTGACATTTTTCTATATTGTGTTATAATAGATATAGAAATAAAGGAAAGGATTTTTAGAGATGATAGGTTAATGATTTTAGTTTTGAAAATAATTGAAAATGAAATTTCTCTTTCATTTCATTTTGGATTTTCCACTTGGGGAATTTTTCAAAAAGGGGTGGGGGAGTACATG